GAGCGGCATTCACTGCCGACTCGAAATGACCTCGCGCCACAAAATCGTGACTCGCATTTTGTGGCGCAAGAGCCACGGTATTGCTTTGGATGGTCTGGTGCATATATGATGACCTCACACAAGCGTTACGAATGCAGTACAAGAAGCCACCCTGCCCGGTGGTTTTTTTGTGCCTGCCATTTGAGGGTCTCTTCAGTCCCTATGTGAGGGCCTCACCTATCCGGTAGAGGGCCTCTTCAGTCCCACCAGCTCCAGAACCGGTGCCTTGCGCCTTCCTACGAATACCGTTGCGCCGGACGTAATTGCTTCGAGCAAGACCTCGTTAACGGCCTCCTCAAACGTCCAACCCCTGGCTTCCATAAGGCGATGAATCTTGGCTCTGGTTTCTGGCGGCACGTTCTCTTCACAAAATTCCATCGTGCCCTCCTGAGGGCCTCTAGCCCGCGATATCCTTCAGATCGTCGGGCATGAGGGCTTCGATGCCGCCGTTCACAGCGGCCCACTCGAGCATCTCGAACAGGTAGGTCGCGTACTCGCGCCGGGCCTTGTGAGCAGCACGCTGCAGTTGCCGATCAAGCAGTGGATAAAGTCGGACCTTCCTCGCCAGATCTCGACGCTGTGTCAGGGGGTCTTTGAATCCCATAGGGGTAATGCTCCTTGCGGTTGAAAAGTGGTTAGGCGGCGGACTTTTTAAGGTGGTGCTGCTGGCACGGGAAAGGCCGAACCTCTTCCGCGGAATAGGTACCGTCAGAATTCTTGGTCACATACACATCGCGACCCACCCGGATGGCTTTGCTTAGGGCGCCCTGCGTCATGCCCAGGAGCGATGCCGCTTCGGTCTGCCCGTGATCAGCAGCAAATTTGGTGATGTGAGTACGGCTCATGGCCTCTCCTCCAGTGATTCATGCCGAGATTATTGCCTAGGGAATTTTTTAAATCAATTCCCTAGGAATTTGTTTGTCATTACCTCCGGAAATACACTCGCCCGCCATGAGCAAAGACAAGCGACCACTCGAAGACTGGGAATTGGCTGAATGCGCAGCCCTGAAGGCCTTGATCAAAGAGGAAAACGCCTCTCGCCCTAAGGAAAAGCGAATTACCCAGGAGGCTGCTGGAGCGGCGCTCGGGATGAATCAGGGATCGTTCAGCAACTACCTGAACGGAAGATTGAGGCTCAACAAGGATGTAGCTGTCGGTATCTTCAAGCTTTTTGGCATACCTGCTGAGAAGTACAGCAAGCGCCTTGCTGATGAGATCGCCGACGTTGCGCAGGCTTACGGTGAGGGCGACTACCACCGAGATAGTCGCTATGCGCAGGCAAGCCCGACCCACAAAATGGCTGTAGACGAGATGGCGGACAGGATGCTCGGCATGACGGAAGAGCAAGCTATCAAGCTAAAGCAGGCAATGGATCTTTTGATGCCTCGGAATGAATCAGGAAAAGATTGATTACCCCCCGCTCCTTCCGGGCGGTCTGCATCCCCACACTCTTGAATCCTTGAGAGAGCTGACCGTCGACGCCTTCCCGGAATCCACCAGGAGGAGGGCTCTGTTCTCGGCACTTGGCGTATACTTGGAGATGCTGGGTGCCACTGGCTTCAAAGGCACCGCTTGGATCGACGGATCATTCATGTGCGCCAAGGACGAACCTGACGATATCGATATCGTTCTGGTCTTTAAGTCCTCTGTCCTTGATGAGATCTCAGAGTCTGCACGACCTGTGCTCATGAACCTCTTTGATAGCACCATGGTCATGAACCGATTCCGGCTTCATGTGTTCCAAGTAGCAGAGGAAAATTCCCGCGGCGTCGCCTACTGGCAACAGCAATTTGGCACGCAGCGCGACGAGGTGACCCCCAAAGGTCTGGCATCCATCGGAGTTAACATATGACGGAGCAGGCAAATCGCATTGATTGGCTTGAGCGCCAGTTAGCTCAGGTGGCGAGCCTCATCACAGAAGACGAGAAACGCCTTGCTGCTGAGCCGAACAGGTTCTCGCTGCAAGTCTCGCTTCGCTCTTGGCAAGCTCATCAAGAAGATCTTCGCCAAGAGCTTCGCCAGGCAAAAGCGGCACTTCAAAACGAGGTGATCCAACTGCGCCTTTCAGGCCGTCGCATGGACGGGAGCATTCCGCTTAAGCTCCTATCCAAGGTTTCCTATGGTATCAATCGCGCCCTCTCGTATGCTGCCTATCACTTAAGGCATGGTAGAGACCCAGGTAGAGGAATTCCCGAGACGCTAGCCCAAGAGCTCGATTTGAGACTGTCTGGCCTTGCGCTGGGATCGACTCGCCTGGTGTTTGCTGGAAATGTGACTCCGGATATGGCTGGAGACTCGATTCTAGAGGGAGCTCTAGAGCAGATTTTCGAGGTCCTGAAAGAGCCATCTGAGGACAGAATTCGGGACCTTGTTGAGACTATCGGCATCTCTGCCACGAAGGCCTTGAGCGATATGCTGGGCGAATTGGAGGCCCAAGAGTTAAGTGCTGAGCTCCTATGGCCTGCGCCAAATGCCAAGGTCTACCACTGGGGCGGAAGTCTCGAGGCGGTCAGGCTTGCCCATAAAAAACTCTCTAAGCATGAGATACGAGAGCCTGAGCCGGTATCACTCTTTGGGGAGGTTACCGATCTAAAGGAGAACGGAGCCCTTTACATACGGTCGGGAAATTCGAAGCTTAAAATTAGCTACAACCGGCAGCAGTACCATCACATCCAGAAGTATACGCTTGGCATGCCTGTATCCTTGAAGGTGCTCAAGCACGTTAGATTTGAGCCTCTTTCTGACCGTGAAATTGTCACCTACAAGCTGGTGACAGAGGACTAATAAGGCCCTCCCTTCTCGTCACGAGCCCGCCGCAATGGCGGGCTTTTTCATGCCTGAGGAATTTTTTAATTCCGGAGGCATTGACAGCAAATAATTCCCTAGGCAATATTTTAACCATCGAGGCGCTACACAGCCCCTCGGGAGGCCCTCAAGCCTCACCGCTCTTTAACAAGCAAGCGCAACACCGAAATACCAACAGGCCGCATTGCCTCTACCGGCGACCGGCGATCAGACAGCCCCGAAAGGCTGCCCACGACAGGGAGAACCCTGTACGGCTGATCGAGAGCGAAACGCTCGAACCGTTGAGCCCAGTAGGCACGAAAGACCTGGTACGCAATGCGCCCCGCGAATCCCAGCGGTAGAAGGGAGAGACACAATTTTGAATTAGCGCCCCGAGCTTCGGCATTGAGGGGCGCCGGACCTCATGCACCCTGCCCCAATCAGCCGGGCACCCAGAGCTGCAGCGTGCATGTTGTAAGGACCTGCGATCCATGGCGAACAGGCACTGATTGCCGCCATGGGGAGGAAGCTCGAAGCCCACACCGACGACGAAGCCTGACCTGCAATCAGAGGCGGGGAAATGGCTATGACATCGCTGACGCAATACCCCGGCCTGTCGCCAGTAGCGAGGCCGGGATTTCACCAGATGCCATTCCATGAGTGGTATCTGGGAAATCAACCGCCCTGGAGGGCAAACGATGAACTGCATAGAGATTGCCAAGAAAGCCATTGCCGAGACGCAGGAAGCCTCCCGCTTCGTCAGTCCCGAATTGCGCAAGCTTTTGGCTTTCGGCCAGGTGGCAATCATCATTAGCAAAATGAACGAGCCTTCTGCCGGGCTAAAAGTCTTGCGCTTGGAAGACGCTCTCCTTGAAATCAGCACAATGCTTCAGGAGGAAGGGGTATGAGCGCGGCGCGAACAGACACAGAGCGCCTGGACTGGCTGCTACTAAACACACCTGAATTCGGTGACGGCTACCTGCGCGTCTGGATTGGCAGCTGCGCCGCCATGGATGCCGGGCTCGATGGTGGGAGCGGCCACTACATCGCAGAGGGCTCAACCGCCCGCGAACAGATCGACAATGCGATGAGCAACAAGCTGACCCACATCGACTAACCAACTCCGCCGCCAACACGCCCCTTAACTTGGGAATTGGAATTACAGATGCCCTGCTCCCCATCGCAGGCTGCATTGGAGTGTGATCTGAGTCGAAGCATCAAAGCGCGGCAACGTGGTTGCAAAGCGGAGGGTCGCCCCCTCCGCAGATGAGACGGACCCGCCAGATCACACCCCGATGCAGAGCAGCGCCCAGCTCCGGGCGCGGTTACCGAAGCACCTGTGGACGTCCCTTCCCTCGCTCTGAGGGTAAACGAATTGCGCCGCTGGATGGGTCCACGCCAAGCCAGCTGCTGGGGTAGCGCCCGGCCTCTGCATCCCCTTCCCTTCACATACGACCGCATCGACAGGTGCCGGGCTTGGCTTTTCACGCCCAGCTTGGTCCCTGGTGCCCGGCACCTGATCAATGCGGTTGGCTACCGAGGATCACCACATGGACTACATGGCAGCTCAAATGGATCGCCAGATTGAAGGCGCCGAACAGCGATACAACTCCGCTCTTGAGGAAGGGCAGAATCCTGCCTTTCCAGTTTCGGCTAGCGAATACGGAGGCCACGGCACCTGCTTCGGCCTGACCATCCGCGATTACTTCGCCGCCAAGGCGTTGCAGGGCCTCATCACCACCGCAGGCGCTCCGTGCCTCCTTGGTGTGGGTGGGTGCGAGAACGAAACCGCGAGCACGGCTTACAAATTGGCCGACGCCATGCTCGCCGCCCGGGTGAAGCCATGAGCTGCTGGATCAAGTGCAGCTGCCTCAACTGCAATGTTGAGTTCGAGAAGATGAAGGCCGACCTGGACAGGAGCCCGAACAGCTTCTGCTCAAAGTCCTGCAGTGCTCAGCACAGGGCGAAGGGGAGCGTTGATCGATTCTATGAGCGCTGCGAAAAGACTTCGTCTTGCTGGAACTGGAAGGGAAACCTGAATTCCTGCGGCTACGGCTACTTGAAGATCAAAGGCCGCGTTCGAAGGGCACACCAGGCTAGCTATGAAATTTCTCGGGGCCCAATCCCTCCAGGGATGGTGGTCATGCACTCCTGCGACAACCCGGCCTGCGTCAACCCTGATCACCTTTCTCTAGGCACTCACCTGGACAACATGCGCGACATGCGGGCGAAAGGGCGCGGAGCCTCGAAGCTGAGCGCAGAGAGTGCGCGCTTGATCAGGGCTTCAACATCCAAGACCAGCGATCTTGCTGAGATGTTCGGCATGAGCGAGAGAGCGATCCGTAACGTTCGTTCAGGCGCCAGCTGGCAACCCCTCCCTTCCCCACCCACCGAGTAACCCACCACCTGGAGGCAACCATGGCCAGGGAGCATGAGCTTTACGCCGATAGCGCCCAGGCCCGGGAGGTTGACCGCCAGATGGGCCTGTTTGGCGATACGCACTGGGCCGACCACCTCACATCGGAGCAGGCCCGGGCGAACAATGAGGCTTGGAACACGATGATCCGCGAGCGTGATGAACGCCAGCGGGCAGAGAGCCGCCGAGTGATCGGCACGGCCCTCGAAAAGATGGAAGCCATGTGCGGCTCAGGCGCCGCCCGGAGGACAGCATGAACAAGGGTACCCGTCAGGCGGTGGTCGACATCATCGACTCCCGCTTCACAGCGATCTGCGCGAACTTCAACGAGATCCTGCGCGGCGAGCTGGTCATGGCCATAGACCTGGCCGGACTCACTGGGGCCATCGACCTGACCGAGCAGCGCAGCTACACCGAGCGATTGAACCGCATCATCGAGCGCGAACACGAGCAATGGATGGAAACTAACGGGAGGGTGGCATGAGCACAGCACCGGTGAAGTCCTTGATCGATGAGCAGCTGGAGCAGATCGAGCGCACGCTTGCGGTGATCAGCTTCGGAATCCCATTCAACGAGGCCGTCGGCCTGCCACGGGAGATGCCAGTGGCAAGTCTCAAGCGCAGCCTCGGCGTGACAATGAAGGGCCGGCGCATCGCCGTCCGCGTGCGGCCATGAGTAGCTACCAGCGCGCACGCCGCTTCGCAATGTGGCGCGGCAGCTTCATCACCCTCTCCCTCTGCACCGCCTGGATGCTCGCAAGCGCTTACGCCGACTGCATCACCTCCTGAGGTATCCATGAACACAACCCCCCGCCTGGCCGCCCAGCTCGACTGGATGACGGTCGGATCGTTCTCGCCTGAGCGGTACCAGGGCGACGAGCGCAAAGAGTACGAAGAAGAGGCTGCTCGCATTGAGCGGCAGTGGGACAACCAACCAAGCTGAGGTGCCGCATGGCAACCGTAACCCTGATCCTCGGCAAGTCCGGGGCCGGCAAGAGCGCGTCGTTGCGCAACTTCAAGCCTGATGATGTGGCTTTGGTCCAGGTCATCAAAAAGCCGCTTCCCTTCCCCGGCTCTAAAGCGTGGAAGTCCTACGTAACCGACAACTGGGTCAAGGTCATCGGTGCCTGCCGGCAGACCAAGCGCAAGGTGATCGTAATCGACGACTTCCAGTACATCCTGGCAAACGAGTTCATGCGCCGGAGTGAGGAGAAAGGGTTCGACAAGTTCACCGAGATCGGCCGGCACACCTGGAACATCTTCGAGGCACTGCTCGGCCTACCCGACGACGTTCGCGTCTACATCCTCAGCCACACGGAGGAGACGGACGCCGGCCAGATCAAGATGAAGACCATCGGCAAGATGCTGGACGAGAAGATCACCCTGGAGGGCATGGTCACCATCGTCTTGCGCTCAGTGGTCAGCGACGGCCAGCACCTGTTCAGCACCCGCAACAACGGGTCGGACACCACCAAAGCCCCAATGGGCATGTTCAACGAGGCGATGATCGATAACGACCTTGCCTTGGTCGATGCCGCGATCTGCGAGTACTACGACCTCACCAACACCACTCAGGCCGCATAGGAGCCTTCTGAATGTTCAACCTGGACGCAAATGCCGCGCGCTCCGCGGACAACAAGTCAGCCTTCATCGACGAAGCGGGCAAGTTCATTGGCGAGTTCCTGCGCGCCGAGTACATGGAGAAGCAGGAAACCGGGTCGACCGGTATCGGCTTCACTTTCAAGAGCCGCGATGGTGCCGAGGCAACTTTTTACCTCAACCTGACCTACCAGCACGGCACACGCAATGAAGGCGGTTACGCGATGATGAACGCCATCATGGCGTGCCTGCAGCTGCGCACCGTCGGGGCGCCACAGCCAACCCAGTTCGAGAAGTGGAACAACGACACCAAACAGCGCGAGCAGGTAACCGCGCCAGGCTTCCCTGAACTCTTGAAGAAGCCGATCGGCCTGCTCATCCAGATGGAAATCGAGAAGAACAGCCAGACCGGGATGCCGCGGCCGATCATCTACGCCCCCTTCAGCGCAGAGTCGGAAAAGACGGCGTCCGAGATTCTCGACCCCCGCTGCACCAGCCCAGCCAAGCTGGAAAAAATGGTTCAGCAGCTAATGAAGAAGCCGGTCCATGACCGTCGTCCGAAGTCCGCCCAGGTGGCCGGCGGATACTCCCAGCCCGACAACTACGACTACGGCGCACCGCCTGACTTCTCGGACGATATTCCGTTCGATTGACCGCTGGTCAGCAGCAACCACGCTGCTGACACCCCTCCTTCTTGCGAAACGGACCTCATATGACCGCCTACATTTTCGACTCTGAAACCACCGGACTGAACAGCCCGGAACTGGTTGAGGCTGCATGGCTGCAGCTCGGCACCGGACTGGCAGTAACCGGCGAATTCCTGCAGCGATACAAGCCGTCCAAGCCAATCGAGCTTGGCGCCCTGGCAACCAGCCACATCCTGGATGAAGAGTTGGCAGACTGCCCGCCGCATGACTCCTTCAAGCTGCCCGAAGACGCCACCTACCTGATCGGGCACAACGTCGATTACGACTGGGGTGTAATCGGCAAGCCAGAGATCAAGCGCATCTGCACTGCCGCGCTGAGCCGCGCGCTGTGGCCTGAGGCCGACACTCACACGCAGTCGGCCATGATCTACCTGCACTACCGCACGGAGGCGCCCGAGCTGCTTCGTAATGCCCACGCTGCGCTGGATGACGTCAAGAACTGCCGTCGCCTCCTGGCAACAATCTTCAGCACCCTCAAGGCGCAGTTGGGCCGGCCGGTAGCAACCTGGGAGGAGCTTTGGGAAATCTCCGAAGAAGCTCGCATTCCGAAGGTCATCCGCTTCGGCAAGCACGCCGGCTCGAAGATCGAGGACATCCCGCGCGACTATAAGCGCTGGCTGCTCGGCCAGGCCGACATCGATCCGTACCTACGGAAAGCACTGGAAAAGTAAGCCATGCCACTCGCTACCATCCTCGACCTGCTCCAGCGCCGGAAGGAACTGGAGCAGAACCTGCAGTTGCTGTTCAACCGTAGCTGCCAGTGGAGCCGCGTCGAACGTGTGCGCGGCGCTGCCACGATCGAGAACCTGACCCAGCAACTGGTCGAGGTCACCGAGCAGCTCGAAAAGGCGCGCGCTGCATGAGGCGCATCAGCAACCTGGTCCGCCAGCGCCGGCGGCAAGAACAGTTCCACCTGCCGCCCAACGGCCTCACGGAGCACGGATATGCAAAAAGCACCCTCTGGAGTGGTAACCCTGCCGGCCTGGATGAATCGGCCGGTCAAGAAGCTGTACATCACCCGCAGCGGCGGCCAGTACCGGCCTGACGATGCGGCCCTGGCCTTTGCGCTGAGCCTTCGGGTGCACGACAGCGCCGACCACCTGCGCAGGCTGGCCAGGCGCCTGGTCGACAAGGTCTGCTTGGAGCACCAGCCGAACATGAAGCGCCTGGCCCCTGAGCCGGACGACGCCAAGGTCTTCGACGCCGCGCTCAAGATCATCAACCGGGTGTGCGACCTGCTCGACATCGGGTCTGGCACCCGATTTGTGCGCAATGGAGGCGATGATGGCTCTGACGCAGCAGCAGCGTGACGAGCGCCGGCGCGAGAAAGCCGAGCGCCTGCAGGAAGAAGACCTGCGCTTGAAGGTTCGACCAGGGACTAAACAGGCCCTTCTGGAACTGATGGAGTGGGCCGGGATCGAGGAACA